AACCGACTTGGCGGACAGAACCACAGGCTCGCCCGTAGTCGGGCTGAGGATTTCGGCGAAGAGTTGCTCGGCCGCGTCCACGTCGGTCCAGTCGACCAGTTCATTGCCGGCGAGCTTGTTGATCACGCCGGCCAGAACGGTAGTGCCGCTGTAATGCGCCGTCGAGGTGCCGTCGGTGGAGTAGGTGCCGTAGGTCGTTCCACGCCACCGGTAGTTGTTGGTCTGGCCAATGAGCAGATCCGACAGCCGCTTCTCCTTGTTGACGCCCAGCACCTCGCCGACTTCGCGAGCCCGCACGGCAACGAGGTTGGTCCGATCGAAGAAAATCGCTTCCTTCGTGACCGGCACGATCAAGCCTCGCTTGTCCGTGGTCGGCGTCTCGATGTAGTCCTCACCGAACCCGGCCATCGGGTACGGGTGGGCTTCGTCGATCTTCTCGATGTCCGATTCGAGCAACTGGCCCATGCCGGGAATCCGCTCGCCGTCCTTCGTCGTCGGCACAGTGCGGACCAGGTTGGACATGACCAGCCCGGCCTGCTCGTAGCCCTCCATTACCATATCGGAGATCAACTCCTGGGTAATGTTGGAGAAGGCGGAGGTGTCAACCGCGTTGACGGCTTCAGCCAGTTCCATGCCGTCGCCGTTGGCCGGATTCAGCGATTCGACCCACTCGCGCCCGCACGGCTCGCCTTCCTTCGTGAGCACGAGGGCTTCGGCGAGCTGGCGAATCGAGAAGTCAGAGGCCTTGAATTCATCGGCCTCCAACGATTCGCGGATGAAACGCTTGATGACTCGCGAGCCCTCCCGTCGCCCGTGCTTGTGCCGTGCGTCGGCGTAGGACTCTTGGAGTCGCCGGTAGTTGATTCGAGTTCTCACTGTTTTCGCTCCTGTAAAAAAGGGGCCGTGCGGCATCTGCCGCCGCCCCTATCACAGGCAGCGAAGGTGATAGCTTCTCGCGGTTAATTACTCCGCTTTAGCCCGCTCGGAGTCGGCGACAGGTGCCCGCCGGCCCCAAGGTTCAGTTGTTCAGGTGTTATCGAAGCTGGCCACAGGCCAGATAGTCGATGTTAATGGTCTCCGCGTTGGCCGATCCGTTCTTTAGACCGATGAACGCCTGCATCTCCGTCGCGCCGGCGAGCGTCTGGTAGATGGTGCGAACGTGCTGCAAGTTCCAATCGCTGGTCGCGGTCTGGCGGCCGATGTAGAACTCAATGCGAACCTGCGTACTAGTGTACGGGTGCACCTCGATGCGGAGGATTTCGTACACGGTCCCGCCGCTGGCGTTGCCGGCCCGATGTACCGTCTTGTCAATCGCCCCGTCGGCGTCGAGGGTCTTGGTCGTCTGCGTGGCACCGACGGAGGTCTCGACCTGCCAGGTGGTCGACCCGTCCGTCTTGAAGAACATGGCCCCGGAGTAGCTCGCCGCCGGCCCGCCGCCGTCGTCCAGAATGGAGTCCGCGGCTACCGCGTCCTTGAAGCCGACGGCCACGTTGGCGTCGTCGGTGGCAGCCTCCGCCCAGTACAGCCGAGCCTCCATGTAAAACGGCTTCTGGTCGAGGAACTTGAACAGTTCCGTGCTGGTGCACAGGTAGATTTCGTCATTGTCGGCGGCGCCGGGCGACAAAGCCAACACGCCGTTGACGCCATCGCTGATCGTCGCGGTGCCCGCGTTAGACGCGATCAATTCCAGGCCCGGGGCCGGGAACGATTCTCGCTTCGCCATCGACAGCACGACATGGCACACGGCGGAGTTGAGGTCCGCGTTGGTGCCGTTGGCGATCGCGAGGGTCACGGCCGCACCAGCCGCTGCATCCGGCAACACCGGAGCACCGAGAGCCACGGGCGTGTTGGCCACGAGGTTCGCCGTGTTGGTTTTTGTGATGGCAGTGGCGCCGCCAACGGCAACCGTCCAAACGCTCGCGTCGGGGGCCGCCGCCACGCCGGCGGAGTTGGCCGACACAACGAGGTAGCCACCGAGGATTCGGCTGGCCACCGGCACGATTCCGACCAGCGTTGCCGCAACGTCATCGTCCGCGTTGGCGCCGGCGGTTACCGGCTCCAGGGGCAGGGCGTAGGCGTCCGGCTGCGAGGTGAAGTCCCAGAAATGATCATGCTGCCGCCGGTTGGCGAGCTTCTCCGGGAGAGCGAGTAATTTCGACATGGCGGTTTTGCTCCTTGTAAAAAACCATCAGATTGTTCTTGCCCCAGAACGACGACGCTTGCGAGCGTAGCCGCTGGGTGTCTTGTTCGTGGTATCGAAAACCGCGAGCCTCGAATTGCTCGCGGACGTACTCAAGAGGTTGCTCGTTGAAATGGCCGTCGCCGCCTTGGCCCGGCTGGGCCCACGAAACGACAATTCCGCGGCGAGCGTGAGAGCAGACGTTATCGACGGCGATGGATTCGTAGTCGGGCGGTACGTGCTCGAGCACTTCCAGGCAAAGGACCCAATCGGCCGCGGGTACTTCGCCGTTCAGCGGCTGCGTGATGTCGGCCACGTCGCCCAGCCCGGCGGTGAGTTGCGGCGTGTGCGGGTTGCCGTCGATGCCCCAGCACTCGACACCGCCGGCACGAAACGCTCGGAGGTAATCGCCCTTGCCGCAACCGATGTCGAGCACTGTTTCGGCAGCAAAAAACCGCCGCAGTTCTGCCGCTAACTCGCAGTCATGCCGATGCGTGTTGCCGTGCGGGTCGATCCAGCAACCACGCTCGTTGATTTCGAGCTTGCGGCTGCCGTGGAACCGCACGGCTTCCAGGTCGGTTTCACCACCCCACACGCCCTCTGAATCCCACTCAGCGAATCCGTGATGTTTGAGCGGGATCTTGCGGGTAACGGCCACAATGCCACCGGCCTGGTGGATCAGCCGCGAAAACCACCAGTCCTCCGGGATCACCTCGACGCATCGGCGGCCGTCGGACAAAATCGAGATACGGTCCTGGATCGTGAAATGGAACCGCATCGTGCCATCGTCGTTCAACTGCTTCCATAGCGGATTGCGGAGATCCACGATCCAGCAGCCGGTGTTGGCCAGCAGGACCGTTCGGCGGCCTTCCGTGATCGACTCGGGGATGTCGGCCGCCGTGAACGTCTCGGGGAGTTGCTGTAGCTCCCGTTGCATGATGCGGCGGAAGTCCCAATCGTCGTCCGGGTCGCCAACTGCCGTTGAGGTCTGGCCGGTCTGATTTTTGATCGGCACGGCACAGGCCAGTAGGTCCGCGTTGAACTCCGCTTGACACTTCTGAAACTCAGCCACAAGAGAATCGAGCCACCAGAAGTCTTTCGGCGCCACGTCAGAGTGGAGCATACAGAAGTGGGTTGCCCCGTGCTGTACGTGGTCAAACGCTGCCGCCCAGAGGCGGTTGAACGTCTGGCCGAGAAGACTGCCCTTCTGCCCGGTGCGCATCACGTCGCACCGCTGCGAGGCCGTCAGGAAAAACGCCTGTGCGGCCTCGTAGTTCGGGCAGCCGGCGCCGGCCGGCATGGCGAGAAAGACTCGGGGTCTGATTCTGGTGACTTGCTGGATCATGGTGGTTGGTGGTTGTTTGCGGCTCAGTCCTTGATGCTGGCGGCGAATTCCTTGGCGGTCTTCGGGAGTTCGCGTCCGCTGCCGCCGCCGCTGGTGCTCTCGCTGAGCGGCATCGAGGATCGCGGGGCCTCATGCGTGCCGCGTGGGAGCGACTCGACGAATGCCTTGCGGTCGGATTCGGGCAGGGCGGCGATCGCTTTGACCCATGCGGGATTGGCCGGCAATCGCGACTCTTGCAGCAGACGATAGGCGGCCGTCTCGCCTTCCTGCTTGGCGAGCTTGGCCTTGATCTGAGCCAACTCGCTCCGGAGGCTAGCGGATTCGGCGGTCTCGCCACCGGCCGGAGTTTCGGAAGTCTCGGAGGTCTTCTCCTCCGCGGGCTTCTCTTCGAGTTTCTCGTACGACTTGAGAATCTCGCCGATTCGCTTGATTCTGGTCGGGATGTCCATTTCGTCGTCGTCCAACACGCCGATCACGGCAGACCGGAACGCCTGCCAGATGGCATCTTCGGCCGGCACGTCTTCGGCGGGCGCCTCCATGGGCATCTCGGCCATCATCGGCAATTCCTCTTCGATGAGCTTCCACAGCCGCCCGGCTCGGGGGTTCGTCTTGTGGGATTCCAGCAGGGCCTTGAGGGTCGTTTTCACGATTGTGTCCTCTTCGTTCATGGTTTGATCGGATTCAAAAAGGGAGCGTGTTGTGGCAGGATCGCTCACAAGGTCCACGCTCCGAACGGTTTCGATGTGTTCGACGACATAGCGATCGCCGCGCCGTTTACCGCGGCCAAAAGCGATATGAGAAAACCCCAGTGCCGTCGGCTGGTTCTCGACGTCCCAAGCGAATTGCTCTGCGAGCTGATGCTTGGGGTTGTAGTGGAAGTCGGCGTAGAGCCCATCACCCTCGAACCGAACACGCTTCAGCACCCCAAAGCGGTCGCGATAAGAGCGGTCGCGCTTGACGCCATCGGCCAGTTCGTTTCCGCCGTGGTCGATGTTGACGCGGACGCCTTCGTAGAGCGGCACCGCTCGTTTCAGGGCGTCTTCGGTGTAATCGCGGGGGTTGCGGCTCTTGGTGCCGATGATCTTGACGTTTTGGACGACGCCCTTTTCTCGGTCGATCGTGCGGGATTCGGCAAACTCGATCGACTCCTGAAACTGCTGCGGGCGAAGGATGTTCTTTTTGCTCATGGGCTATCGACTCCTGAGAGGACTATGCCTCCACCGTTTTGACAACAAACCGCCGCGTGCACCTGCATCGCGGATGAGCCGGCGGGCCGTCGGGGAACTCGCGAGACCACACACGCTTAGGAGTTGCATGCAGACGGGAACAGATCGGACATTGGCGACTGTCGAGAATCCCGTCCCAATACTCCTCAATCCGCGTGTCGTCAGCGAACAGAAACACCATCGCGAATGCAGCGGCCCAGTCCTCTCCTGCCGTTGCCGCGGTGGTCGTTTCGGTTATCCCGATCGACTCCGCACGCGGCAGCCCGAAGATCGTTTGCAGGTCTGTTCCCGGCGTGGCGAGTGCATCCCGCGTGGTGTCGAGCGTGAGGGTCGCGAGAGTCGCGGCCCGGTCGCTGGCCCACTTCTGCGAGTCGACACGTAGCGGAGATTGCGAGAGGTCCCACGATTGATCGGCCGCGAGCCCTTTAGCGGAATCAGTGAATGTCGCGGTGAGTAGCGGGAACGTGGCGAGTTGCACCCGCTGGTGGAACTCCTGCGATGGGAAATTGCCGTTCGTGCCGACTCGCCGCCGGTAGTCGTCGAACACCGCCAGTACCGCGGCAGTCAGGGCGGCTTCGTGCTGGTCGCGGTTTGGGAGGTCAGGCATTACGGGTAGCCTCCCCACAGCAACTCGCGGGCTTGTTTCAACCGCTCCTGGTATGACTCAGCCATCGCTGGCCCCGGCATTCCGCCCAAGGCAGCAGCGATCGGTGGCGGTTCCTCGCTCACCTGTTGGGCCATCTCCTCCGGATCGTAGCCCTCTTCCTGCCGCCACTGCTTCAGCGAGATCACCCGCTGTCCGTAGAGCATCGACCGGCGATTCGTCTCTTTCTCGCGGTCGCGAATGGCCACGTCCGGCGGTTCGCACTTCAGGTCAACGACTCGCAGGATGTCGCCATACGTCACGCCAAACTGAGCGAACCGGCCAGCCATCGCGGCGGCCTGGATCGCCTTCCAGAAAATCCGTAGGAACCGCTCGGAGAAGAACGCCTGCTGCTGCTCGCAGTAGAGGACGAACGGATCGCCGGCAACGAGGGTCGAGCTAAAATTCGCGTTCGAGGCATCGGAAGACACAAGATACTCCGGCATCGACCACCGCTGAGCCGCGGCACGCCAACCCGCCTGAAGAACCTGAATGTAGATCGGGGCGTTGTTCTGCCCCATCGGCCCGGCCTGGTACTTCGTTCCGTTTCGTACGTCGAGGATGCGGCCCGGCTTGAACGTGTGTGTGTACTCGGTGACTGTCTTGTTTTGGTAGGTCGCTGTGCGTTCGCTGGTGGCGTTGTTGCCAACCATCGACTGAATGCCGGACTGCGTGACATTCGGCGCGTGTTCGCGGATAAACGCGATGGCGGCCTGCACCTGGGCGCCACGGCTCATGTTCCGCAACAACTTGGCCGAGTCTCGCAGGCAGTCGAACGTCGGGTAGAAATCACTCACGCCACGCTTGATCTGCCGCCGGTCGTTGAGTTTGATGTGCCCGATTGACTCGGCCTCGACGTAGGCGAGTTCATCCGGCCACTGCACCCAATAGCCGTAGACTGTCCGCACGTCACGCGACGGGGTGTCGACGCCATAGGACCAGTCGTGGCTGAGCGGTGGCTGGCCCTTGGGAGCAACGATCTGGTCTGGGTCGATCGGTCGAATCTTCGTCTGCCCCCACTCGTCCACGTAGAGGGCCACCGGGCACTCGCCGTCTTCGTGTGCGTCGGCGAATATCTCGCGGTCGAGCTGGTTGTCGAAGTTATTCAGGTCGCGGCATTCGTCGACGACTCGCTGGACCGCCTCGACCAGGCCGACTGGTGCGTTCACGTCCTGCTCGGCAATGGCCGTGTAGGTGAAGCCGGTGCGGATGACGTAGTTGGTGAGCTTTTCCAGGATGCCGGCAGCGGTCTTGTCGGACTGTACGAGGATGCGGGCGGCACCACGGATGTCGCGGAGTTCTTCCGCGGTGAAGACCACCTTCGGCGACGTGGAGAACCCTGCGACGTCGTTGTATCGCTCACTGGGGTCGATATCGTCGCCCCAGGATTCTTCCAGGACGCGGAGGGCGGCGCGAAGTTCTGCCTCTTCAAGGATCGCGTGGGAAGCGGCGATAGCTGGGGAACGGCCGTTGCCGTTGCCGTTGCCAATTGGCAATGGTTGCTGCCGGTTGAACCAGCGATCCCAGAGTCTCGCCATCACGCTGCCGATAAAGAACAAGAGGGCCGTGCGATTTCTTCGCAGGCCCCCTGACGGGCAGCGATGGATCAGGCATCTATCGCGGGTAGCTACTCCCGCTCATGCCGCGTGGTGCCAGCGATTTTGTCGCCGGCCCTCGTAGTGGAGGATTCTGCCGGTCATCCTACCACGTCTGAGAGATCACGCAATGGCTGTGGGTGAGGTGTGGTAGCACGCTAGCAAGGTGCCGTAGGTGGTGGGGTATTGCGATCGTTTTCCCCGCCTCCACCTCGCACACGCGGGGCGGGGGCGGAGGCCGACTATTTTCCGCGGTCGGCCAGCGCGGTGCGATCAGCTCACAAACGCCTCGTTGAACCCCTCCCAGTATTCGCGGTCATCGGGGTTCTCGATTCCGTCGGCCACCATCCGCCGGTAATCGTCCGGCGGAATGCTGACGCTGCGACCGAGAGCGTCCTCTACGTCCACCGGGGCGTCGAATCCGTCCTCGCCTCGCATCGCCTCAGCATACGCTCTCCCGTAGTCTCGTTCGGTTTTCATCTCTCTCACTCCTCCTCATTGGTTGTTGGCGGCGTGGGGCCGCCGGGTTAGGTTTGCCGCCCTCACCTCGCACAGCGCGAAGCGGGGGCGGAGGCCGACGGGCGGTCGGCCAGCGCGTGGAAATCACTCCTCCTCGGGCGTGAGTTCTGCTGCCAAGGAACGCAGCGAATCGTAATGCTTTTCGCTGGCCTTTGTTCTCGCCATGCGCTTAATCTCAACTCCGTGCCGGCGGAGTCTTGCGGCAATGGCTTGTGTTTGCACAACGGTCAAGCCCATGACATCTGCCACATCAGCCACGCAATACGCCGCCTGCCAGGTGCGGACAAATTCCTCATCTCGTCGATAGGATGCGGTGACTTTTCGGCTTCCGCAC